TAGCCCCAATCATTTAGGTCTGTAGATATAACATTGTGATTGCTGGCGATTAGAGGCTTGCTGATAGCTCCATCACCGCAAGCACACTCCCATATATCCTTTGGCAGCCTCTCAGCTTTTATAAGGGCTTCTACCGCCTCTGGTGGCGTAGGATAGAAATCGTCTTTCTGTCTAGTCAAGATACCATACCCGTTATAGCCGTGATGCCCACCGCATAAAGTAAAATCCCAGCCGTCAGGATGCTCATCTTCTTTGTGAGCATAACGGGCGATGATCGGAAATACCTTTTCATTTGATTGCTCCTGCATTTGCTATTTGCTCCAATGTTTCTAAGTCCTTTACACGCTCCTTGCCAGTGCCTTCACAATCAAAGCACTCATCAGGAACTACGTCACCGCCTTCTGGGTCATAAGGGCTTGGTATGTACAACCAGCCCTTGCCTTTGCACTTGAAACAATCAATCTGTAAAGAAGTCATTTGCCGTTACCTTTCCATTACTAGCCCTAAAAATTATCTGCATTACTTTCAAGCTAGGCTGTCTTTCACCACTAATGATGCGTGAAATAGTAGCCGTAGACAATCCGCAACGCTTTGCGAACTGTGCTTGATTGATCCTATTGCTTCTTAGATAATGTTTTAACTTCATAAAAAAACTTTACTTGACTGTTGACACATTGTCAATTAATGATGTAACAAGATGGAACGAACCATCATAAGGAACAGGAAATGACAATACCAGATAGCTTTAAAGACATGGGTTATACCCATGACAGTGCGTCAGGTGCTACGACCACAAAGGATGAAATGATCCTGAAATTGTGGGTGCGTCACCATAAGATGCGGTTTCCAATGGCAGCTAGACCTTGGGCTGGTATCTGTGTGCAGCATGGCGCAGACTTAGCACTTGGTCTTGCAGATTATAATGAAATGCTAGGCGCACAAGAGCCAGTGCCTATGGCAGAGGCAGTGCGTTCTGCACTCGCAAAATATGATGAATACAAGCCTCGCACATGGGATGAAGGTAAGGACGCAGAGGAATTTGATGCGTTCCGCGAACATATCCCAGAGATGATTGGTCAGGCTATAGCCGCAGTCAAAGAATGTTTTGCACAAGCCAACATGATTGAGGGTGAGTTTCAGCGTTGGCACAAGGTTGATGGCTTGGATGTGCCTATAATGCTATTCCAAGACTATAGTGCTGGCGGCATACAAGCTGACCTTAAATGCTCACTGGCTATGCGTAACCCACCTAAGAAAGACGGCACTAGAAGCTGGCGCATACCAAAGCCCAAGACAGAACCTACTTGGCAACAAACAGTACAACAGGCGGTATATTGGAAGGCAACAGGGCAAATGCCCTCACTACTATTCGTTACCGCATCTGGCTATCACATAGCCAATTCACAGAATTGTGAAGCACTCACAGAAACATCTCTGGAACGTGCTTACAATGACGCAGTGCGTTCATGGAAGATTACACAGAACCTTGTACGCGCTGGCAACGGCAACTGGCACACGCTTGCTGGCCTCGTTCAACCAGACTTTAACGAGATAGCTAGACGGCATGGGCCAACAATCCTTGAACTAGCAAGGCAATTATGGAGAGACTAAATGTTTAAGATTATTCACAATATTCTATGGGGTGTAAAGGAAGCCAAAAGGCATGAGTTTCCAAAAGGCGAAGTACACTTCATGGAAATTAGAAAGATTGTAGACGCTATGGAAGTAGATGATTTCATCATTTGCCCAGACTACAAGCAAGCACAGCGCATACACTCTAGGCTTAGAAAGCTGGGGCATCAAAGCTCCATGCGTACAGTCAGAGAAAAACGCGAAACTGTAGTTAAGTTGTGGAGAATTACATAATGGACGATTTATTTGAAACACCAGCTTACAAGCTGTACCGAAAGACAGACCCAGAGACTAGCAAGGAAGCTGCTGAATCTCTGGGCGTGACGGACATGGAAGCAGTGGTGGCATCCATTATCAGGGAGTTTGGTGCGACAGGTGCAATATCTGACCAAGTGGTAGATGCCCTGCCGCATCTGAGATATAGCACAATCACTGCGAGATACAAGCAGTTAAAAGAAAAAGGCATCATCTGTGTTGATGATCGCAAGCAGAAAGCTGCGTCAGGTAGACAGCAGTTTGTAATGTGGCACAAAGATTTTTATGTGCCAATTAATGACAATCAGGGAGAGTAAAATGAAACTTGTCAAAATAGAAGAAATTAAATCTAACATGAAAGAAGCGCAACAAATCAAAATGCTTGCTAGCATGATAGAAAACCCACCAACAACAAGCAGAGTTGTTGAGTTCACACCAGAACTTGCTAGTTATATTTTAACTAACTTGAACCACAAAAATAGACCCCGTAAGTCATCTAAGATCGGTCAATATGCTACAGATATGGCTAACGACAAATGGCTTATCACTGGTGAAACAATAGCTTTTGGGTCAGATGGTCTTTTAAAAGATGGTCAAAACAGATTGGCAGCGTGTGTGAGATCAAACTCTCCATTTAAAACGCACGTTATGTTTGGCATAGACCCTATGGCATTTGCTGTCATGGACACTGGGGCTAATCGTTCTCACTCTGATGTGCTTTCTATCATGGGTGTGCCTAACGCACATAAGGTTACATCCACATTGAAGCTGCATTTGGCTTGGAGAGTGGGCAAAACAAACACTGGACAAATGAAAGTGACTAATGACGAGTTGCGTTTATTTTATGTCAATCAAGTCGATGAAGAACCGATGCAACGAGCCGTTAGAATGAGTGACCAAGTATGGCAAACAACTGGATATCCAGCCAGCCATGTAGGTGCTTTGTACTATCAGGCTTACATCAATGGTGAAGAAGAGAAAGTGATTGAGTTTTTTAATGCAATGCGTACAGGAGTTGGTGCGCAACGCTCACCACAGAAAGTCCTGATCAAGCATATCACTGCAATGAAGGCCAACCCTTCTTACAAGCTCACCAGCCATGACTACGCTGTTCTAATTAACAGGGCTTGGTATTGTTATAAGAATGATTCAAAAATGTTAAAGTCCGATTTAACAGTTCTTTTAACTGACCCACTTCCAAAGGTGTAGCTATGACTGATAAAGACGCTAAAAAATTTCGGTATGTTGATGTCTACATTGAGTACGATAACGCAGTAGTCCCAGATTTTGACAGCTATGGTAAGCCAGACTTGCTTGGATGGGATTCAGCAATGGATGCTCACGAACCAGACAGAGAGCCATTGGCTAGAATTTATAAAAAAGACCTTGTTAAAGTTTGCAAAGAAGCGATCACAAAATCTTTTGAAGATGTGAACTTAAATGAAGTCTATGAACGTGACTATGTTAGCATTGAGTTTGATGAAGTTTATGATACTGAAGAAGATGGCCCTACCTTGAGGTGGTTCTGGGAAGATATCGTACAACAGGCCTACTGTTATGAAGTAAATCTTAGCCAAGTTGATATTGACGGTAAAGATTTCGATTGGGATGAAAAGGAGAACCTTTACAAGCAAGTTCCACCGATCTCTGACTTTATTTACTTTATGGAAGAAGAGGCTTCAGCTCATGCAAGATATTATCAAAAGGGGAATGGCAGCGATTATTTTTCCATTGATTTTCGTTTAAACAATCTACGGAAACTTATGGAGTTGGCTGAAAAACTTTATGATGAAAAACTTTATGATAAGGAGAGTTGGTATGACTGATCAAGAAATGGATATGTGGCAACACATTGATGAATTGTCTGACAAGCTGGAAGCAGTAGAGACAAGGCTGAAAGACATGAACAACGCTTGGCTGGTATTTATGGATATGCAAGCCAAGATTTTGGAGAAGCGTAATGAGCGATCTTAATAAATGTATGGACGCTGTGAATGATTTAAATAAATCACATGGCGTAAAGCAAAGAGGCGGCAAGATGTACACGCAAGTTGTGCATCGAATGGAAGCCTTTAGGCGGCACTTTGGCACTGACTATGGCGTGGATACACAAGTGCTAGTAGATGATGGACAGCGTGTAGTTATCAAGGCTACCATTATTAACTCATCAGGTATCCAAGTAGGCTCTGGCATGGCAGAAGAAATCAGAGGACAAGGCCATGTCAATCAAACCTCTGCGCTAGAAAATGCTGAGACTTCTGCTGTAGGCAGGGCGTTGGCATCTCTTGGTTTAGCTGGGGGTGAGTATGCGTCTGCTAATGAAATGGATGGCGTAGGGCGTAAGACTGAGGCAAAAGCCAGCCCTGCACCACAGCCAGCACCACAGCCAGCACCACAGCCAGAGGCAAAAGCTGAAACACCTGACAGCCCTGAAAAGCGTAGGGTGCAAGAGTTTATGTCAGAATGTAATAGCAAATTGCCTAACCTCAAGACACACAAAGACTTTCTTAATTGGGTGCAAAGTGGTTGGGTAAAAGAAAATATGGAGATAGCAAAGCAAAACTACCCAGAAATGCACCAAATGATTCGTGAACGTATTGTGCTACGCAATACACAATTAAAGCCACAAGGAGATATCAATGGCTAAAAAGTTTGAAAAGGTTACAACAATCCGTTGTTTTGCTAACACTGATGGCAACGCCAAAGCTGCCTATGGCAACAGTAATTGGAAGCCATACAAGGATAGTGCGCCAGCAGATATACACCTACGAGCAGATGCACGTTACTCTGTGCAAGTCTTTACTAATGATGATGGTTCTCTTGGCATTAACATATCAGAGGTGCGTGATTACGAATCACATGACAATATCGCAGACAACATTTCTCAAGGCGGTCTAAAGCCAGTTGGTCAAGCTATTAATCAGCGTCACCAGCCAGCTACCAAGCCAGCAGAAGGGCAGCAGTTAGATGACACAGACATCCCATTCTGAGGCTAAGATATTTTACACAGCGAGTGAAGCGTGTGAAATACTGTTTGGTAAATCTGACAAGGCTAAGATGAATACCATGTACCGATGGCTCAAAGACGGTCATATCAAGGCTGAAAGAGTAGGGCGTACATGGCTCATCCCACGCCATGTTTTAGTGGAGTTCAACAATGGAAAAGAACTTGTGTGATGTTTGCTCGAAGGAAGCGAAAGTCGAAATCAAAGACCGTTACTTCTGCTCACACTGTGGTATGCGAGTACTGCAACAAGACGCACCTAGCCCTAAACGGTGGGTGGACGGTCAGTGGCGCACAGAAAATACTGTGTTTCGAGATGCGTGATGATGATTGTTTCCACAAAGTTTGGCGAGAAGCTGAACAGAAAGATAAGCAGGGAAAAAGCTGAGTTCTATTACGATCTCTTGATTCGCGTAGGCTGGGGCATCCTGAGAATTGCAGAAGAACATGGGCTAGAACCACTCTACCCATACGGCAAGGACAGGATGCTACCAGATGGCACAGAGCCACAAGGCGTATGGACAGAAGAACATTTACTAAATGAACTTGCTAAATACTTCTATAATGGTGGCGATTACTTAGTATAAAAAAAGGGGAGTTACTTCCCCTTTTTCTTTGTTCCTTTTTTCATTGGCTTCTTAGCTTTAGGCGGTCTGCCTACCTTAGAACCGTATGTACCTTTTCCGTATGGCATATCTATCTCCTACCATTTTGTACGATTAGCCCAATAAGCCGCAGACATCTTGCCTTTGCTTATATTCTTTGCGTGTCTGGCTTTGAATGATTTGCGTCTGGCCTTTTCTTTTGCAGTCTTTGGGCTTTTGCCAGCACCAGATACGCCCTGCTGCCCGAATCGAATAGTTTTAACCCTGCTTCCCTCTTTAGCCACAACCACATGAGATTTCTTTGGGTGATTAGGGGTGCGTTTAGGCTTGTTGTAGCCACTTACCCCTGCTCTGGCTAGTCTAGGGTCTTTCTTAGCCATCATCGCTCTCCACGGCTCTCATACGGGCAACAAGACGCTTTGCCCTGTTAGGTACTTGATCAAACCATTTGCTGTCTACCATTTCGTCTGCCGCAACAGTCCATAGCCTGTTTTCTACAGCAGATCTCATGCCGACAAACTTACTCATTCTGGGGTATCCAAGATTAAACATCATGTTAGCGCAGATAAGCTGTACTTCTTCTGGCAAGTCTGTCCAGTTGTCATACATACGCTGACAATCTTCTATAGTAATAGCTACATCCCTGCGAAACAAAGCCTGTACCCGTTCCTCAGATACCTCTGTGCCTACAGAGCAACCGTACTCTGGATCGTCTTTTGTAATTAAGTGACCGATTCCGATTGTAGGCAAACCTAAGTGATCAAGATATACCTCAAACTTACAGCCTTCATCCTCTGCAAGTTCTATGCGTAGCTGGTCTATGTTCATTTCTTTTTCTTTTTAGCTGTCTTGGCTGATTGCTTAAAAGCCTTTGCAGTAGGCGCACCCTTACTGCCTGGCTTTCTCATCTTCTCACCACTGCCAGCTTTAATACGCTTACGCTTGGCATGGATGTTTGCATATAAACCACGTTTTGCTGGCATTACTTTCTCCTAAATCTGTCTAAGCCTTTCAAGCCTAGCCCTGCTAAGATAGTAACATAAAGTATATTCTGATACCAATCAGGCAGTTCACTCAGCCTGTCAAATCCTGACTGCACCACACTTTCCATGCCTGGGATGAAGCTAAGAACACATGGAGTAAGCACAACAATAGTAATGATTTCGTCTTTCCAGCTAGACTTTGTGCTTTCAGCCATGATCATTTCCCACTTGCTGTCATGCTGGGCAGCAGTTTTCATAATCTCTGACTTGGCTTTTTCTTTCTCAACCTTACCCTCAAGAAATGTCTGAGCAAGATTACCCACAACGCCTAGTAACTGTATCATTTCTTTTCACTTCCTAGCCACACAGCAAATGCGCCTGTCATAGCACCACTGCATACACTAATCATAGCAGACTGAGCAGTAGATAAATCCTCTAGGCTCATGCCCCATTCAA